CCAAAGGTGACGAGGAAGACGGGGACGCGAAAGCGGGTGCGCCTGAAGCGTATGAGGAGTTCGCGGTGCCTGAGGGTGCTGTGATCGATGAAGCCATGATGNGCAAGTTNACGGANGGGGTGAAATATCTCAACCTCAACCAGGAACAGGCTCAAGGTCTTCTGGATTTATACGCGGAGCAGAACGAGGCCGTGCAGGCGGCTCAAGTCGAAGCTCAGGAGCAGCAATGGACTGATATTCAAACCGGCTGGCAAGAAACGGCGAAGGCAGACAAAGAAATTGGCGGTGTTGATCACGACGAAAAGATCGCGATTGCCCGTTCTGCACTTCAACGTTTTGGTACACCGGAATTAGTTCAGGCCATGAACGAACTTCGCTTTGGGGACCATCCCGAATTGATCAGGACGTTCTTTCGCGTCGGACAACACCTAACGGAGTCAAAGATCGCTTCTGGCGATGTTACTCCGCCTTCCAAATCACCCGCTGAAATTATGTATCCCGGTCACTACCAGGATGCGGGTTAATTCAAGGAGATAACTGATGGCTACCATCGGTCAAAAATTCCTCGACCTTTCCGATCTCTACAAAGGTAAGGACGGGTCAGGGCAACTTGCCCAAATTATCAACATGCTGGCGCAGTCGAACGCAATGCTGCCCGACATGGTGACGCGTGAATGCAACTCTGGCGTAGATCACAAGCATACGATCATGTCAGGCTTGCCAAGTGTTGTTTGGGGCCAGCTCTACAAGGGCGTTCCCAACAGCAAATCTCAACGTACCCAAGTCAAAGACGTGACAGGGTATGTGGAAGGCTTGTCAACGGTTGACAGCCGTCTTGCTGAGATTGAACCAGACCTTGGCGCGTTTCGTTTGCAGGAGGCACAGGGCTTTATTGAAGCCTTGAGCCAGGAAATGCAGCGGGCGATCCTATATGAAAGCTCTGACACGGCACCTGAGAAGATCACGGGGCTTGCGCCGCGCTATTCTTCTCTCTCGGCAGAGAATGGCTCGCAGATCATTGATGCGGGCGGTACGGGCAGTGACAACACCTCTGTATGGTTTGTGACCTGGGGTGCTGATGCGACACACTGCATCTATCCGAAGGGCTCCACGGGCGGCTTGATCCGTGAAGATCACGACCAGCAGCGCGTCTTGGATGGTGATGGCAACCCCTATTACGCCTTGGAAGAGACCTTCCGTTGGCACAATGGCTTGAGCGTTCGCGACTGGCGCAAGAATGCGCGTGTTGCCAACATTGATGTGTCTGATCTTCAGGCCGGTACCGTCGATATCTACAAGTTCTTGCGTAAAGCTTATTACAAGCTCCACGGCAAGCGCACGGTGGATAATGGCACGGCTGTTCCAGGTGGCGGCATGGATGGCAATTTTGAGCCTGGCAACACCGTCATGTATTGCAACAGTGATGTGTTCGAAGCGATGGATGCGGCGGGAACAAATGCCGGGGCGTCGGACAACTTCGTGCGCCTTCGTCCAATGGAGATCCAAGGTCAGGAAGTCATGACCTATCGCGGGATGCCTGTTCGTCAGGTTGACCAACTCCTCAACACTGAGGCCCGTGTGGTCTAAGGGCTTCGGCCAGAAAGGAAATAAGTTATGGCTATTCTTAGTGCAGAAGAAACATTCTCAAGCGCCCAGGCGATCACAGCGACTGCGGCGTCAACGAATGTGATTGACTTTGGTGCTCCTGGCACTTGGGTGCAGGCAACGACGGCTCTTGTTGATGATAAGGGTGTGTCGAGTATTCCCCTGATGGTGCAGGTAACGGAGACATTCGACAACCTCACCAGCCTGACCATTGCGGTTCAACAGGACAATGACGTGGCCTTCGGGTCGGCGACAACGGTCTACACCGAGGTGATTGCTCTTGCTGATCTTGTTGCGGGTAAGAAAACCGCAGTCCGGACAATTCCCTATGACACCACTGAGCGCTATATGCGCGTCAATTACACGGTGACGGGTACGGCCCCGACGGCGGGTGCGGTAACAGCGGCGATTGCGTCTGTTGAATCTGCCTTTGGTGCTCGCTAATGGCTGATGGAAGCACAGTCCGCGTTCGCGCAACAGCTCCGGGTAATTACGGGTGTTATCGCCACGAGGGCGATGAGTTTGACGTGGTTCTTGGTCCCGACGAGAAGCTTGGCTCTTGGATGGAAGAAATCAAGACACGCGGAAAACCTGGGCCTAAGCCCGGTCCTAAACCTGGGCCTAGGCCTTCGGGTGACGAGTAACACAGACGGGGCGGCTCTCAGGGGTCGCCCCATTTTTCATGAGGATTCAATATGGCCGTTGGCAAGGCGCAAATCTGCAATCTAGCGTTGGCACACATACGCCAAACAAAGACGACGATTGCCAATCTCGATGCCGATGAGGGCAGCACGGCGGTTCTATGCCGCATTCACTACGACATTTGCAGATTGTTTGTTCTGGCGGACCATAATTGGACCTTTGCCACTAAGCGCAAGGCGCTGGTTGATGTGGGTTCACCTCCTGCCACATGGGCCTATCGCTATGATTGGCCGACTGATTGTGTGCAATTTCAGGGTGTCCAGGGTCAAACAAGAGAAGACAATGCCATCCCATTTAAAATAGAGATGGCGCCGACTGGCGATAAGAACTCAATTCTGACTGATGAGCCGTTGGCTGTAGGCCTCTACACCTATGACAATGAGAACACATCAGGGTTTCCCGCATCCTTCGTGTCTGCCCTCAGTTGGTATTTAGCAAGTGAGCTTGCTCCGNCCTTGTCGGGTGATCGCAACCTTCAGCGCGATTGTCTGGAGGTGTATGGGCGCACAAAACGTGCCGCACAATCTATCGACAATCGCCAAGAGCAGTTTGATCCCGAGCCATTATCCCCCTGGGATCAGGCCCGCCTCTGATGCCGTCATCAATAACACAGATTTCGCTTGCCGGTGGCGTCCTCTCTCCGGCCACATATGCGCGTGTTGATCTGCAAAAGTTCGGTACTGCCGGAAAGCGGATGGATAACATGTTTGTTCATGCTGAGGGCGGAATTTCAAATCGGGCTGGGACCAGCTTTGTTCATGAAGTAAAAGACCAGACGAAGGAAAGTCGNCTTATCCCTTTCCAATTTAATGAGGAGCAGGCCTATGGTCTTGAGTTCGGTGAAAACTATATTCGGATTATTCGTAATGGTGGTCTTGTATTAGAGGCAAGCAAGACGATCACGGGTGTTAATCAGTCGAACCCCACTCTTGTGGTGTCGGCTGGGCACGGGTTTTTAAATGGAGATGAGGTCTTTATCAGTGGTGTTGCTGGCATGACGCCATTGAATGACAGATATTTTACGATTTCTGGTGTGACGGCAACAACTTTTTTGCTCGATGGTGAAGACAGTTCAGCATATGTCCCTTACGCTGGGGGAGGGACTGTCGCGAGGGTCTATGAGGTTTCAACGACATATTTAGAGTCTCAGCTTGATGAACTGAAATTTCGCCAGTCAAACGATGTTTTGTTTTTGGTCCACCAAACCCATCCACCAAGAAAGCTTTCGCGCTCTGCTCATGATTCTTGGACGTTGACCGATATTCAGTTCAAGCCGAGTATTGATGCGCCAACCGGCACGGCCGTTGTTGCAACGGCGGGCGGTGGCGGCAAGGTGAACGGTTATGTTGTTACCGCGTACAACTCAAACACCGGAGAGGAGAGTATTGCGTCTACCCGTGTGGAGGTCGCAAATGATTTTGCTGTGGCGCTTGATCGCAATACATTTACCTGGAACGCGGTCACGGGTGCCACGAGTTACAATATCTACAAGGATGAAGACCATTCACTCTTCCTGGGTTTTATTGGTTCATCTGAGACACAACAGTTTGTTGATAGAAACATAGCGCCGGACTTGTCGGATGTGCCCGTTAAGACGGTAAGAAATCCATTTGATGCGCCGGGGAACTATCCAGGTGCCGTGGGACTACACGAACAACGGATTGTGTATGGCAATACCAACGCAAGCCCACTAACCACGGAGATGTCCCAGACAAGCCAGTTCGACAATTTCAACATATCCAGCCCAACACGGGCAAGTGATGCGGTGGCGTTCCGCCTTGTGACTGGGCAAGGGAATGAGATTAGACATTACCGCAGTTTTTCTGAGCAATTGTTCATCTTTACATCTGGTGCGGTGTGGAACGTAAAGCCTGGGGGGGATGCTGACGGCATTACGCCTTCAAGCAAGAAAGTTTCAGTTGAAACATATTTGTCGTCAACGGATGTCCCCCCTTTGACCATCAAGGAAAACATCCTGATGGTTTCGGGCAAGCAGAATAAAGGGTTTCAGGTCAGTTCGCTTGGCTACCAGTTAGACGCCGATGGCTATATCGGGTCAGACTTGACGGTCTTGGCGAGACATTTGTTTGAGGGACACACGCTCGATGAATGGGCCTATTCAGAGCATCCCTACAAGTTGATATTGGCTAAGCGTGATGACGGCAAGATGTTGTGCATGACGTACCTGCAAGAGCATCAAATATTTGCGTGGACGTTATGGGAGACAGACGGCGAGTTTGAAAGCCTCTGCAACATCCCCGAGGGGCAAGAGGATGTCTTCTACTTTATTGTCAAAAGAACAATTGATGGGGTGGAGAAGCGTTACGTCGAGAGGATGCACACGCGGACATTCGGGGCAATAAGTGATGCGTATTTTGTTGACTGTGGGCTTACTTATAGTGGAACGGCAACTACGACAGTTAGCGGTCTTGAACATCTGGAAGGTAAGCCAGTTATTGTTCTAGCTGATGGCAATATTGTTGAGGGGCTGACTGTCTCCAACGGGTTGATTACGCTGCCAAATGAAGCACTCGAAGTTCATGTAGGGCTTTCATATAGGGGGTTGTTTGAGTCTTTGCCGATCAATCGCAGTGCCGGTTCTATCACAGATAAAAAGATCGTCAAAGAGGTCACATTGCGCGTTAACCGAACGCGGGGAATATCGGCTGGAACAGATGAAAATAATTTGGAGAACTACCCATCCCGGTCGCTTGAGGTGTGGGGAGGTCCCGCTGCGCTTAAGGATGATCTCATCACTTTGCCAATTCCCGATGACTGGGGATCTGATGTGAGCGTGATCACCGCAAGCCATCCAGGTTTGCCCCTCACCATTCTATCTGTGACGACGAATATTGATGTTGGGAAATAGGTTTCAGACGCACAGCGCAATTGAGGCAGATGTGTTTGAGATGGCACCTCAACTTCGTCGATCAGACCTAGATGAATTGGACGCCGCTCTTGGCGTGGACGCCGTAACTGTCTTGAGCGAGTGTGTGTCTTTGTCTGAGTTTGCGCGGGTCGAACGGTGCGATGGGGAGATTGTCTACATGTATGGATCGGCTAGCCATTGGCTGGGATCTGATCGTGGGTCAGTGTGGATGGTTGGAACGGATAGGATGTCTGAATGTGGTTTGCATTTCTTGCGCAAATCACTGACTGAGGTGCCAGAAATCACGGCGCATTTGCGGTTTGTTGAGAATTATTGTGATGCCAGAAACCTTCCCTCATTGCGGTGGCTGAGTTGGCTTGGGTTCACGATTGAGGAGGCGACACCTTGGGGTGTTAAGGGGCTTCCGTTTCATCATTTCTGGAAGGAAAACTAGCATGTGCTACGTGCTTGCGTTTGCAGCAGCGGCGGCGGCAATTTCTGGGGCGAGTGCTTATAGTTCGTCGAAAACTGCCAAGGCCCAAGCCAAGTATCAAAGTGCTGTGGCGCGCAATAATAAGCAGGTCGCCGTTTGGCAGGCAGACGATGCGCTGGCGCGGGGGCGGGAAACTGAAAGGCAGCATCGACAGAGGGTTGGCCAGCTTACAGGCTTACAAACGGTGTCTCTTGCTGGGCAGGGTGTTGATGTAACGACCGGGTCATCTGTGGATCTTTTGGCTGATACAGCAGCGGCGGCGGAGTTCGATGCGCAAACGATTAGGGCTAATACCGAACGAGAGGCGTTTTCGTTTCAAACCCAGGCGAACAATTTTGAGGCTGATGCGCGTCTTCTTACGTCTACGGCAGATAACATAAATCCGTTCTTGAACTCTGGCCTTGCTGCGGGTCAATCGTTTGCCTCTTCGTCGGCGGGCGGTGGTGTTTCTAGTTCCTGGTTTGCTTCTAATACCGGCACGTCTTCCAACTTTAAGAATTGACGAGATAAGATGGCAAGAGTCCCGACGGCCTTTCAATCTGGCTTTGGCCAAGGTGTGGCCAATCACGCCCGCATTCCTTTTCAGTCTGGTAACGCACCACGCGGCGCGTTTGGGGGGGGCACGGCTGATACGCTGGCTTTGGCATCGGGTGCTGCAAAATCTGTAGAGGGAGCTTTCGTTGCGCTACAGCGGCGCAATGACGAGGCGCGGCTGAATGAACTTCAGACCGAGATCGACAAGTGGGAATTTGCCAATGTAAGTGATGCTCAGAATGGTGCGTTTTCGCGGCGCGGCGATGTAGAGGGTCTTACAGAGGACGTTCTAAAGCGCTTTGATGGGGATTTCTCCGGGCAGATTGAAGGCCTGTCAGATGTGGCGCAAGGCAGGGCACGGGAGCTTATTGCGCGTCGGGCAAACCAGATCGGGCGTAGCGTCTCGCGCCATGAGGCCAATGAGCAGCGAAATTTTCGAGCCAGTGTTTATGACGGGGTGCGGGCGGGAGGGTTGATTGCCAGTGTCAATAATTTCAACGACCCGGAACGGCTGAGCGAAGAGTTTGAGAATGTACGGCAGGTAACAGCATCTCGTGTTGCGATGGGCGAGATGTCCTCCCAAGAAGCGTCGGCAATGATGCAATCGTGGCGCATGAAGCAATTGAGTGATGTTGGTGATCGCTGGGTTGCAACGGATGTGCGCGGCGCGCGAGCGTTCCTAAATCAAAACAGAGAGGATCTGGGCGAGGGTGGGGCTGTTCGTCTGGACGCACAGATTGATCGCGAGACCAGCCGTTTGCGAGCGGCGGCTGAAGCAGCAAATCGGCAGGCCTATGATCGTGGCAAGTCTGATTTGGCGCTTGCCATTAATAGCGGTGAGGCAGATGAGNCCGTCGTTGAGGCGGCATATGATGATGGTAATGGCTGGCTTAAGCCTTCTGACCGCACGGCCTTTGTAAAAGCCGCGCGCTCACGTCAAGAGCAGTTGCGCGAAGAGGCTGTGCTTGGTGATATTCTCCTGTCTGGTGGGGCGATAGACCCCGGTAACTCAACGCATAGAGGGGCCTTGGACCGTGTTTATGTGGATCAGGGTGGGGCTGCGGGTTTGCTTGAGGGGAATGCCCAGTCAGTGACAGATCTTGTTGACCTCTCAAGTCAGGTTGGGGTTATGCCGGAGAGAGCGGAGACAATTCTTCGGGGATTTATGACGGGCGGCACTGATCAGCAAAAGCAACTGGCCTATGATGTGGTGGCGCGTTTGGAGGAGCAATCCCCACGGGCTTTGGACCGGACATTTAGCGAGCGAGATATTTCTGATGCGGTGGCATTCAATTCGCGCATCAGGCGCGGCATGACAACAGCAACGGCTTTGGAGCTTGGGCGTGTTGATAATGATCCAACGATGGAAGCTAGTCGGCAGTTGCGCCAGACGGCAGGGGCTAAGCTTGCGGCAGATATAGGCATTGGGGATGTGGAAGAGGCCTTTGATCCAGGTGTTTTCTCTATTGGACCCGATGCACCAGAGTTTCAACCTCTAGCAGATCAAATGCTTGTTGATTATCGGGCATCATATCAGGACTTCTTTAAGCAACACGGGGATGAGGATATCTCAAAGGAGTTGGCCACCCAGTCTATCAACCGGATTTACGGGGCCTCCCGCGCGACGGGAGATAATACAATCATGGCTTATCCGCCTGAGAAATATTATTCCGTGTCTGGGCTGGNTGCGACGGAAAACGCGGAATGGATGCAAGAGCAATTGGCGCGTGATGTTGCTGAGTTTTCAGGGNTTACCGTTAAGCAGGTAATGACAGCGGACGGAGAAGTAATCGGCCGTCCGGCAACTGAAACCGACGCGCTTGAGGGACGTTTGCTGCTGATTGCCACACCTGAAACGGTTGGGGATATTACGGCTGGTCGTGATCCTGGTTATTCGGTTTTGTTACAGGACAATAATGGGGTTTGGGCAACGCTAGATCAGGATGGCGCGCCGGTGACTTATCGGTTTGATCCCTCTGAAGCGGTTGAAAAGAGAAACGCTCGACTGTCGGCAGAGCGGGATGAGTTTACAGATCATCAGGTTGATCCCTTTGCCGGTCCCCCTGATCCTGTTGTGCTTCCTGGTCCCTTTATGGGGAGCGGCCTGTAATGCCGTTTGAAACAGCAAACCCTCGCACGGCGCCCCTCTTACAGTTTGCTGAGCCTGCGAGTGTTGACTATGCCGAGCCAAGTTTTGGGGAGACCGCCGGGGCGAACTTCCGTCTGTTTAATGGCGTTGCGGCTGTAGTAGCTCAAGAACGCACCGGCCTCTTTGGGGGCTTTGAGCCTTTTGATCCTGACTTTGAACCCTTAGAGGAAATCAAGGGAACAGAGTTTGAGGCCAATGCAGCTAGTTTTGTTGATGTGCGCAATCGCCGAGACTTTGAGAACGTAAAGGCTGACATAGAGCGGGAGAAGCAGGATGCTGATATCATCGCTCGTTCCGGTCTGGTGCCAAATTTAGTTGCGGGTCTCGCGGCTGGGGTCATCGACCCAGTGATTCTCATTCCAGGCGGGGGGCTGGTGAAGGGCGTTAAGGGTGTCAGTGTCGCCAGATCTGCTCTGACATTCTCAATGGCCGGAGGTGTGGCAGAAACAGCGGCCCAGGGAGGATTGGCGGCGGTCAGAGAGACTGAGACACTTGAGGAGGCTGTTGTGTCTATCGCTGCAACGGCGCTTCTGAGCGGCGCCCTGGGGGCCGGTGCGGCCAAACTCATGAGCGGGAAAGAACGGGCGGCGCTGGCGGCGCGTATTCATGACGATATGGTGATCCCAGATGGTCCCGATCCGATTGATACGCTGCGCGGTGAGTTTCTTGATTCCCAGCAAAATGGCAGCGTGGGTGCTGCGGTTTCAGATGTGACCAGCCTTGCTGATGAGGGGTTGGCGCCTGCCTTCTTTGTGGAGAAGCTGACGCGGGATTTAAACCCCGCCCTTCGACTGTCTCAGAGCCCGAGCAAATTTGTCCGCCAAGTGTTCCAGCGTCTTGGCGAGAACGCCATGTTTCTAAATAAGAATGCAGACGATATTGCGTCGCCTGTGGCGGCAGAAACGGCGATGAAGCAATATCAGGCCGGTCTTGCTAATTCCTTCCGGGGATTAAACGATGNCTTCACAGCCTTCTCGCAGGCCAATAAGGCGACCGGCGCTCCTCGGATGTCACGTGATGAGTTTGAGCAGGCTGTGGGGCTGGCTATGCGCCGGGGCGATGTCTCAGAGAATGAGTTTGTGCAACGTGCAGCGGAGCGGTTTCGCAAAGAGGTGTTTGATCCTCTAAAAGAACAAGCCATTGATCAAGGTCTTTTGCCCACCGGTGTGGACGTAACGACGGCGGAAAGCTATCTCTCCCGTCTCTGGAACCGGGAAGCCATTGCCGCCAATGAGCCCGAGTTTCGCGAGATCACGCGGGAATGGGCGGCGGGCACGGCGGAACGATCGCTTGCGGCTGAACAGCGGGTTTTCAATCGGCAGATCAATAATCTGCGGGAAGAACGTGACGCGCTGCAAATGGCCAATGCGCGCGATCAGTCGAGTGCAGAGGAGGGGCGGGTTGAGTTCCCAGAGGATCTAAGCCAGGAACAAGCCGTCGATATGGTGCGCCTTGTTGAACAGGGGCGACCGCAGGAGCCTGAGGGGCTCACCTCGTTTCTGGCGCGCTCAGGTGGATTGCGGGACACTCAAGACGAGTTAAAGGCCATAGGGCTTACCAATCGCACGCGGCCCGGCTTTATCCGTCAAAACGGAATTAGGCTTGATGATGCGGCACTGAAGGCATGGGAAGAAGGCTTTTTCCCCGGATTTTCAGAACGCCCTAGCATTCGTGAGTTTCTCGAAGCGCTCGATGATGATTTTAACAAGACCCGGCTGCGGGTGAGGGAAGAAGATTTTGGTCAGGCGCGCATTGTCGAGGATTTCGATGATGTCTCACGTACTCTGGACGAGATGGGCCTTAATGTTCGGGACCCCAAAGATGCCATTCGAGGTATTCAACGCGGTTCTCGCCAGATTGATGAGCTGGTTGCGGCGGTAAATAAGATCAAGGCTGCACGCCGTGGCGATGCGATTACCCGCATAGAGGGCAAGATACGCGATTTGGAGAACGATCTTCGTCTGAAAGAGGAGATGGAGTTCGACGTCCATAACAATATGGATCTCTATGTTGATGATATTGTGGAAAGCGTTACGTCTAAGCTCAAGGGCATGTCCCACAATGATCTGCCCTATGATTTTGTAGTCTCAAGCCGGGGACCATTAGCGGAACGTGTTTTTGATATTGAAGATCTGAAAGTCGAGCAATTCCTTGAAAGCAACGTGAAGCGCGTAGCTGATCGCTATACGCGGGTCATGGGCGCTGATGTGGAGCTGTCTCGGGCCTTTGATGGGGATTTGACCCTTGAGGAAACCATCAAGGAAATCAATTTCCAGTATAACCGGCTGGCGGAAACAGCGCCTGACGCAAAGGCCAGAACCAAGCTGGAGAAACAACGACAGCAAGACATCAAGGATGTTGAGCATGTGCGGGATCAATTACGCGGTCAGTTTAGCGGCGATCCGCAAAACCCGTTTGTTCGTGCTGCGCGCGGTTTAAGACAAGCGCAATTTCTCACCAAAATGGGCGGGGTGACGGTTTCAAGTTTTCCTGATGTGTTCCGGCACGTTATGGCGCACGGGATTGAGCGGGCCTTTGGAGACGCCCTTGTGCCGCTGATGACAAACATGAAGGGCTTCCGCATGGCGGTTGAGGAGGCCAAGCGGGCGGGTCAGATCACAGAGACAGTGCTGAATGGTCGGCTGGCAACACTGGCTGAGTTGGGCGATCCTTACGCACGCGGCACGGCCTTTGAGCGGACACTTGATAATCTGGCAAGCTTCATGTCCAAGGCCAACGGCATGGTTTATTGGAATGATTTTCAGAAGTCGGTCGCGGCGGCGATGACCCAAGCCCGGATGCTGGATAATGCGCTGTTGGGATTGAACATTAAACCGGCTGAGAAACGCTATATGGCANTTCTGGGCATGGATGCCNCAATGCGCCAGCGTGTCGCAAAGCAATATAGAGCCCACGGCGTTGATGAGGGTGGGGTGAAGGTTGCCAATACTCACCTTTGGGATGATCCAGACGCGGTGCGGACCTTTCGCGGCGCGCTCAACAAGGAAGTGGACAGCACGATTGTTTCCAAGGGTGTCGCGGATGTCCCCATTTGGATGACCACCGACACAGGCAAAACAATTGGACAGTTTAAGAGCTTTGCCATGGCTTCTCATCAACGGGTATTAATCCGGGGCCTACAACAACGAGATGCTGCCTTTGCGACGGGTGTAGCCTCAATGGTTGCGGGCGGGATGATGGTTTATTACTTCAAGTCGTTGTCGAGCGGGCGTGAATTGAGTGATGATCCAAGACAGTGGATTGTCGAGGGCTTGGATAGGTCTGGTCTCGCGGCGGTCTTTATGGAGGCTAACAATCTGGGAGAAAAGGCTGGTTTGCCGGGATTGTCTAGGCTGGCAGGGGCCGCGCCCGTTTCACGTTTCCAAAGCCGTAATTTGGCAGGAACGCTGGCAGGGCCGACATCTGGCTTTATTGGGGATGTGGCCACGGTGACGCGGGCTGTGGCTACCGGCGAGGTCTCTGAGGGGGATGCAAGAACCGCCGCACGCTTGATGCCGTTCCAAAATCTGTTCTATGCTCGGGGTGTTTGGGAGCAGATGAATGGGAAAGAATGATGTTTGACTGGTGGGAGCCTCACTATATCTGGTGGGTGGCAATCACCGTTTTTATCCTGGTGAGTGGATTAGTTGGTGATAAGAACGGCTGGCAGCAAGACAACTGCGTAGGATCTGGCTACACGAAATACTGCGACTGACAGGCTGCTAATTTTAAGAATGACGGACCCGCCTTTTGAGGCGGGTTTTTCTATGGAGAACCCAAACTTATGACAATCACAAACACCTCGTCCAAAGAGATCAAGAACGGCAATGGTGTAGCGACCGACTTTTCATTTGCCTTTGTGGTCAACAAGACGGCTGACTTACAGGTTGTACATACGGATGCGTCCGATGTGGAGACGGTTCTCAGCGAAGGTGTTGGGACAAGCAATTACGTCATGAATGTTTCGTCCTATCCAGGTGCAGGGTCGATCACCTATCCAGCGTCCGGGGCGGGTATTTTGCCTGTTGGGGAGACTCTAACGATTGCGCGTCTGGTAGATCTGACGCAGGACACGGATCTGATAAATCAGGGCGCCTGGAATCCATCCACGGTAGAAGGCACATTCGACTATTCCAGAATGATTGATATCCAACAGCAAGAGGAAATTAATCGGTCGTTAAAGGCGCCAATTTCGACGCCGGATGGTGTTGACTTCACGGTACCGGCTCCTTCCGCAAATAAGGTCGTGGGCGTGTGGAATGGGACCGGGGACGCTATTGTTACGGGCCCGACTGTTACAGAAATTTCAAACGCTGAAGGGTATGCAGACGCCGCCGCTTCTAGCGCGGATTCTTCGAACGCGAGCGCTGAAGCGGCGGCGATCAGTGCAGCCGAAGCTGCTGTGTCTGCCATCTCCATCTACGCTAAGGCACCTTGCACGGTAGCCACAACTGCTAATATTACGTTGTCTGGCACGCAAACTGTAGATGGTGTGACGCCGACAAATGATGATCGCATTCTTGTATTGTTTCAGACAGATCAAACGGAAAACGGGATTTATCTTTATAATGGTTCCGGGACTTGGGGTCGTAGCACTGATTTTTCGTCAAGCGGTCTCCTGACGCGAGGGCTTTTTGTCTCTGTCGTGGGTGGGGATACTATGCCTGGGGTTTATGTTCTAGATACGGAAGATCCAGACCCAGGCATCAATAATATTCTGTTTTCCCGACATGTAGACACTGTTTATTGTGGGAACACCTTTGCCAATGTGGGTGGCTTTGCGGAATATACGTTAACCCCGATTGGGCTCTCTCCAATTCCTCTCTATGATGGGATGCGGCTTCGTTTCACTCCCGTGACAACATCAGACGGCGGCGCATCAAGGGCTTCATTCAATGGTTCGTCAATGAAGCTCATCATGTCGTCTGATAAATACACCCTCACTAAGTATAGCGATGTGCAGAGTAATAAGCCTGTTACTATTGAATATGACGCCACCTTGGATNTCTTCTTTGTCACCGGCGTGACGGCGGTTTTGACACAAAGCTTTCCACATGCAACGGGAAAGCTACAGGCTTCCGGTGCCACGTCTATCTCGTTCACACAGGAAGACGGGAGGGGTGCTCTTGTGTGGAACCCGACGACAAGTGCCTTCCGGCCCATTCTGTGTCCTGTCATCACGAACTCAAACTTGTTTGGTGCGGCAAACTATGTGGAGGGTGTTGCGAGTCAGGCGTTGGCAAATAATCAATTGTATCACGTCTACTTGTGGGACAGGGTCGGAGCGGGTGACGGGGATGTTGTTCTGGATTTCTGGCGGTCTTACACGGGGGTGGGGAGTGAAGGCTGGTCGCCAATCGTCAATGAGATCGGGATCTATGTAAAGAGCATATCTGGCGGGGTAGGCGTTGATAACACCCGAACCTATCTGGGAATGATTTGGACTGGAGCCGGGAATATCGCTACGTCCTTGTCAGGGGCTAACATAAATGTGTCGGTCCAATCTCATTTTAAGGTTTGGCGCTTTCCGTTTGTATCGAACATTTCCAATGTAAGCGGGTTTACGTCTACGACTGCTGTTGCCCAGTCTATACCGAGCTGCTTGTTTGTCACCACGGGGATTACAGACACTGGGTATTTCAAGGCCCACTCCAGTCACTTCAATTCATCCGCAGGACAAGTTGGCGAACTCGCTATCCAGATTACGGGAACCACCTTTTTGGGTGCGCCGTTTATTCAAACTTCACCAGTGGCGAAAGCGACGACACCGTCGGTGAATGGGTATGTGAATCTTAGCGCTAGTATTGGCACGGCTGTTCCAATGGGTGTCTATACCGTTGTACCTACGTTGCGTGTGAACGGGGGAACGGGCCAATTTGAAACTTACATGACGGGCTATATTGCGGAATAAGTGGAAAATGTGGATTGAGCTTGATACAAATCCCAAAAGGGTAATTTTAGGTGAGCCATGTTTAATCGTGTTTTGTTGTCTTATCGCGCCTTTCGTTCTGATTTGAGTGCAATTCGAGAGGGCTTTCAAGATATTGAGCGCCGTGTTGGGGTTTTGGAAGCGCAGGATGTTTTAAATCCTATGGCGGAGTTCGTCGCACAGCGGGATGCTTCAGATCTGGATTTGCATCGGCGATGGATACGCAGTTTTCGGTACGGAAAACAGTATGACACCGCGGTTAGCCTAGCCAACCTTTGCTTTGGGGCGGATGGGGATGTTCCGGCCCTTCGTCTTGAGCGGGGCTATGTGTTTCATGAGGCGGGGAGATATGAGGAGGCGGTTGCAGACCTAAGGGAAGCGGCAAAAGACCCTGCCTTTGCAGTTGAGGCTAGTCTTGTCGCAGACGGTGCGGAAAGAAAGCTTGGGATTGACACATCTCACTCTCAACGAGAGACAATGCAGGCATTTTTTTCGCCTGAGAAAGCAACATTCGACGCCGGGTCGCTCGACCACATCGCTGTACTTGAAAGTTTGAAGACATTCGGCTGCGCGTGGATCAAGGGGGCTTTTGACCCTGAGCCGCTAACTAAATTCGATCAGGTGATCGCCCAGAATATCGATGGCATTACCTCTATCTATGAAGAAATAGGACAGGCTGAAAGCTTCAATGTCGGGTTTCCGCTTTACATGGCGACGGCAGAAAAAATGGCGGCTCAAGAATGTTTCCGAGATTCCTATCCAGAGCTATTCGATCCCGCAAAGATGTCGGGCATGGATAATAAAAGCCTGATGAAGTTTGTCTACCGCTCGATGGAGCGGCTGGGGCTTGACGGAATTGTAAAAGATCACCTGGATATGCCGGAGCTTTATACAAGCGCTTCCGTCTGTCACATACGCAATATGATGCCAAACGGGTCTCGTTCATTTGGCGAGTTTCATCAAGACAACAGACTTTACAATAGTGATGCGGAAATCCTGACCTTGTGGTTCCCCTTTCGCTATGAGCACGGCCCGATGTCTAGTTTGGAGTTCTTGCCAGTCAGGAGCCAATCGCATTTCCCCTGTGTTAGTGCGTGTGGGATCGACAACGATTTGTTCGACCCTGAGATATTCTGGCGTCCTGAATACAAACTTGGAGACGTTGTTTTGTTATCGGGCTTTGTGCCGCACAGAACCTATTTCGAGCCTGAGCACACGCAAGAGCGGACGAGTATCGATGTCAGGTTTTTTAACTCAGAGCTGGCAGAACCAATTTATCAGCAGGCCTGATCCCAGGGCTCACGACCAATTTGAAATCAACCCGCTTGTGCTTCGTCTCAGGCGGGTTTTTCTATGAGTATCAATCGAAAGAGGGAAATGACGTAATGTCTTTTGACCTGGACGCACTTAAGCGCGAATTGCACCGCGATGAGGGCCTGAGAAAACATCCCTACAAGGACACTGTGGGGAAGCTCACCATAGGCATAGGCCGAAATCTCGATGATATCGGGTTGTCAGAAGAGGAGTCTTACTTCTTGTGCGGCAATGATATCGACGCTGCTACGGATGACCTTGATCGAAATGCCCCTTGGTGGCGAGACATGACGGACGCGCGTCAACGTGGACTGGTCAACATGTGCTTTAATCTGGGCTGGCCAAGACTATCGGGATTTAGGAACATGCTCACAGCACTAGAGGCGGGCGACTACGACCGTGCCGCGTCTGAAGCGCTTGATAGCCGATGGGCTGAGCAGGTCGGCATCAGATCGGAACGCATAGCAGAAATGTTCCGCCAAGGATAACCAACCCAGGAGAATAGTATGCCAGACGGACACGCGCCAGAACCAGCGAAGCTCTCACGAGACGAATGCCAAGCCAAGATAGAGTGGCTTGAAAAGGTCGTGCCAAGTTTTGAAAAGCAAATCTTCGACCGCCTGAACGATACGGAGCGGGCTCTTATGCTTGAGATACACAATGTCGGTGCGCAGCTTATTGTGTCGAACGATTACATCCTAGCAAGCGGCGGGGGCGGAAAGTGATCTACGCAGTTTTCTTCGGCCTTGCAATTCTGGGTGGCTGGGTAATTTCAGCAAGACATGTTGAAAGTAACAGTTGGCGCGCGGCCATGACTGTGTTGAGGCATGGCAACTCAGAGCTACGCACCATGTGTATTTTGACGGCTGTTTGGATAGCTACGGTCTTTATAAACTGGTGGACGGGCGATCCGTATCCAATCAGTTATTACATTGGCTTTGATGTGGCTGCTATTGTGTGGCTTTTGTGGAACCAGACCAAAGACTGGCAGTGGATTATCGCGGCCCTGTTTACAGCTATGTTACTCACACATCTGACGTTTATTGTCGGTGTTTCTTTGCACCTGCTTCCCGAACATCACAGGCCAGCGCAAGACATACTTGCCGTTTTAGGATACGCTCAGATCTTTAGTGTTGGAACTATGGCGCTACAGAGGCGATCACATGTTGGAGCTGCTGGGGGTTGGGGTTTTGGCACTGATTGGGTTCTTGTTCGGCGCTTACGCCACGCACAAGATGCGGACGCGTAGAGATGGTGTCACAAAAAAGACCCGCCGATGATTACAGCGACAGGTGGGCTGGGTTGAAGTTTGCAGCAGGTGCATTTGTGACGATTATGACGGCTGGGATTATAGCTTTTGGGGGGAATGTGATCTCTGCCACCGGACAGGTTCCGAGCATCGCAGATGATGTTAAGGAGATGAAGGGCACCCTTAAGGAGATGCAAGACAGGATAAATGAGGGAATGCTGTACCGCTATACGGCTCATGATGCCCGTCGAGATCAAGGAGTTTTGTGGGAGAGTTTAAAAGAGAACCGCCAGCGCATTCGTGACTTAGAAATCAACAGTGCCCATTAGGCCCAGAACGTCCAGCGTCTAGATAGGTTCGGGGCGGCCCCAGCAACAAAGATTTTACCCCTCTCATACAGAAAGACAATGACAAATGAATGAGCCCCAAGGGCCGTACAGGCCGACATGGACTAATCGCCGTCTTGTCGTTCGTTTATGCCTGATCTATCTGGCTGCGTTGTGGCCTCCGGTCATATTTCTGGCTCCCGCTGCGACGGCCACACAGGCTCAATGGGGCATTGTCGGGCTCGGCGGTATTGTCATCACCTATTACCTGATTGGGCCCTCCTGGGAGGGTGTGAGGATGTTCACCGCGCTTATGGTGGGTAAGAAATAATGGCCTTCTTTGAACGCTTCTTGGTCGGTTGGCAGATCTACGCCCTAATTGCCGCTATTAGCTTCGGAGCTGGCGGGTGGACTGTCTATAAGTTCGTCCGTGCCGGTGAAATCGGCGCACTGACCGCCGAATTAGAACGCCGTGATGAGCTTGACGCGGAGAGGGCAGAAATCGCCCTTGAATTAGAGCGTCGAGCCCGTGTGCTTGAAGATCAATTACACAGAGTCAGAAATGAGGTGCGGACCTATGTTCCGACAGATCCTAACTGCGTGCTGCCTGTTGATGGTGTCCGGTTGCTCAACAGCAATCGTCCAACAGACGAACCCACCAGATAGCTATCTTATCTGCGATAGGCCCTTAGAGGCGCTCCCTGACGATCCTATGAGTTTTTCAGAAATTATTGATCAATGGGCGGTTGATGTGGGGGCCTACTCGATACTGCGTGAGTGCTATTCTGGGTTGCGTGATTGGTCCATGCAAGATCAGTAGAAGGCGGGCATGGGACGCAAGAGAGACGTTATTTAGGGCCTTCAAAAGCTTAGACAGGGGAAAACAATGGGTTTAGGATTGTGCCTAGGATTGAGTGGTTGTTCGCCGTTGCCGGANCCGCCNGGNTGNCTTGATTTCTCGTCTTTGAGCAACTTCATTTTCAACCTTTCAATAGGAACCTTGTAGATGGCCCTCGACACCGTTACCGCGAAAGACGCCAACAGCGTCAAGCAAGAGTTCATTGTTGCGCAGGATGGCTCTGGAAGCCTTGCGAGTGCCTCGGTGGCTGTGAACACAAGCGGCGCTGCGATTACAGGTCATGGTGCTTTGGATATAGCGACTGGCCTCGTTCCTGGGGTCACGGATGTTCATAAGTTCGGGTTTAACTCGACAGTTCCCAACGGCACTTTTGCAGATATATGGACCTACGGGCCGACTGACAATAGCTATAACTGGCCTACCACTACCGAGAAGTTTAGGATTAAGGCTGGTGGAAATGTCAATGACGCTGCGGCAGGATCGGGGGCACAGAATATTGTTCTGGAGTTTCTGGATGCAACGGGCGTAGAGACTGTTGAAACGCTTGCAACAGCGGGCTCTAGTGCTTCTGCTACCACGACGGTCACGGGACGGCGCATTAACCGCGCCTATGTTAGCGGCGTAGGTACNCAGTTCGCCGCCAACACAGGCATTATCCTGATTGAGAACGAAAGCACCGGGGCANTTGTCGCGTCGATCGATGAGGAAATGGGTCAAACTCAAACCTCTATGTATACGGTCCCGTTGGGCTNCACAGCGTACATAACCCGCGCAGAGGTCGAAGTTGCAATAGGGACCAACAAAGACGCCGACGTAAGGCTATGGCAGCGTGAGGGGGCATATGAGACGACAGCACCGTTCTCAAGTAAACGCCTAGTCCACCAATGGGAAGCTATTCAGGGCGATGCTTCCTTTCGGCTGGTGTCTTATCGCCCGATCCCCGCACTTACTGACATCTGGATGGAAGCGAAGGGGAACGGTGCAACAACGTCGGTTGACGTCAACTATGATCTTTTTTTAGTTCCAAGCTCATGAAGACTGCTAAGGTTGGCTTTCCTTAGCGGTTTCGGTGGGTGAGTTTGCTACCGAATACCGCAAAAGGGTAGTGTCTCAGTTTGAAATTCAAGGCCGGTAGACGTCTGCAAAGTTACTTTGGCTTTCGGCCCAAATCTGGGTATCGCGGCACATCCAACCTATCGCCTCTATAGTTTCTCGATGCATTTGTTCTGCCTTTATGTAAACGGGCTCATGGTGCGCAACGCGGTTTCGGAACCGTCGCAAAGCATTGAATCTCCCGTGAACATCTCTTCGTTTCTTACCCGCACCAACTGAAAACCCTTTGTAAATTGAATGCCGCCAAAGTGTTCCATCATATTTTGGGGCGACCAGCCCAACCCAGAAGGAGAACTTCAACGTGGCCACAAGCTGGCTATGGGTCGGGGCTCTTAGTTCTGCCCAAGCTTCTGATATCTTTTCAGTCTCTGATACGCCTAGCGGCGGCGCGCCGGAACGTAGCCAATCTTCCCCATATACCACCTGCATATTGTGGTTAATGGTATTCCGAAAGCATATTTCCATACTTTGGAGCGGCGAATATAATGCTTCGGAAAGGCGAGTATTTTGCTCATAAAGTGTGAGTGCTTCGTCAAGATTCCCGCCAGTTTCAGCCAAATATTTGCTTAGGCGGTCACGGGTAAGGGTTCGTTCCAGCGAAGTGTTTATTGCGTCAGTTCTCAACTTGTTCACTTGCCCTTTACCGATAGATGACTATCTTACGCCTCGTAT